TTATAAGTTTTGTATAGATCATTTGTAAAGTGTTCTCATAGTAAAGAATATATTAATTTTAGATATTTTTGGGCATATTTAATGATATTTATATTAGCTGATTATTAGCCCCACTGGATCTGAAGATAAAATAATACCCCCATTAAAAATCACTGCTAAAAGTTTAGCCTATTGGTACATGGGTGATGGTGGGAAATTTAGAAACGATGCAAGAATAACTGTTGGGGCAAATGTTGATTTAAAACCAGCCCTTGATAATTTAAATAGTCAATATGATAATTTATTCAAAGCATCACATTATGAGAGACAATGGACGGTTTTCATCAATGACCAAGAAAAATTCTTTGAGCTGATTTGTCCTTACATACATCCAGCTATGTGGTACAAAATCCCTGTTAAATATCAAAAATATTGCACCGGAGACTTCACTGAATTGAATGAATTTAAAAAAATGATTGATGAAAAAAGACAGGGTAAAATACCCTTTAAATTGGAGTTAAATGTTTAAAATAGAACGAACTAATGATGGTATTATTCTTCATAATAAATATGGAGAGTTTTCTAAAAATAAATTAGAATCACAACTAATAAACGAGCATTTAACTGCTAAACGGTTAGGAATTTTATATGATTTAAATGAATCACAAATAATCCATGTTTTAAGAACTTTAAAAATTACTTTCAGAAACAAACTTGAGGACACAAGAGTAATTGACTTTAAAATAACTCCTATGATGCATCAAGTTCTACTGGGAACTCTTTTAGGTGATGGATACATGCGAGGAAATAATATTTACGGTTTAGGGCACAGTATAAATCAAATGGATTATTTCTATGATGTAGCGGAGAATTTAAATCAATTAACATCTTCAATCTCATATAAAGAGTGCAAACTTGGTAAATCTTTAGAACTATTTACCCACCACCACAGTTCCCTTATTCCATACTTTAATAGATTCTATACAAAAGGTAAAGAAAAGAAATTCTATACTGAGGAATCAGCATATGATCTTGAACCCTTAGGTTTAGCTTACTGGTTCATGGATGATGGGAAATTTGATGAATATGGCTTATATCTCTGCATAGGAAACATAACTCAAGAAGAGGGGACGGTTTTGGTTAATCTTTTAAAAAACAAGTTTAATTTAACTTCAAACATGCAGATTCATGATAAAAATAAAGGCTACCATAATATTTATATTAGAGCGGAAAGTAGATCACATTTTTTAACATTAATAACGTCTTATATTCCAGATTCCATGAAATATAAATTAACTGGAGAACCCTACCCAATTTTAAAAAATTTATCAAAAATAATTGATAGACATGTCAAATACTGCTATAAAATTAACAGACAAGTTAATTTCCACGGGATTGATAAAATAAAAAAGCACTAAGTTTCCTTAGTGCTTTTAAAATTAGGTTTTTAATCTAATTATTAACGAGAAATAAGAACACGACACAACCCAAGTGGGTTATGGCAACCAATGCCGAGGTTTTCGAACACGCTAAAACCGATTGTTCTGTTTTTAGCGTCGTCCGCACTCAGTACACTGAGTTCTGTACGAACAGGGATACGACCGAAGAATTCAGGTTCGGCACAAACGTACACTTTGCCGACAGGAACTCGACGACTTACGATGATCTGAGCACCCCAAACGGTAGCCATCAAACCAGTCTTAAGCAATGTTGCCTGGCTCTCGATGTCGAGAACATCGCGGCCCCATTTGCGAATATCACTGTAGTCTTTAGCATTCGCAAAGACACGCGCTACGCGCAAGTCATTACGTTCGACGTTTGCAAAGGCATCAGCAAGGTCTGCGGGAGTCAATGGAGCTGCAGCTGCTACGTCAGGGTTCGTTGCACCAATATTATCAAAGCCAGATGTTGCAACGGCGTCAAGAACTTCAAATACTCGTGTATCTTCTTCTGTCTGGATCTGAGCTTTAGCAAGATCTTGAGAACGTTCGATCAAGTCAAAACGTCTTTCTTTGATCTGTGTAAGCGGGATTTCAGGGTTAGAAGAAATTTCGAACAACGGGAATATAACACGGCGAGGTTTCTGAATAGCCAGAATGTTCTGACCTTCTTCACCAACGACGTATGCTGTTACGTTCGGATCTTTATCATAGATTGGAAGAGCACCATCGGGAAGCTGTTCGACCAAAAAGGTCTTACGGCCTACGGATGTGTAGTCTCTACGCAATCTCAATGGCTGCACCATACTTGCGGCAAGTTTGGCACGACCCGACGCTGTCTTCATGTATTCAGCAATAATCTGCTGTTTTACTTCATTCGATATGATTTCGGACATGTAAACTCACCTCCTTATATACGTAATTGTACAACCATCGTGAGATCAGTTGCGCTCGGTGCTTTGAGGCAGATACCGATCAAAGTGCTATAGGTCAAACTTGTGTTATCAAGTCCGCCTACGTTAGTTAACAGACCATTCTTGCTTGAGTAGAGCTTATCGCCAGCTGCGTAAGCAGGGCTCAAAGTGCTACCATTCGTAAGAGCTGTCTCATAGTTAAGAGTACTGAGAACAGTACCTGTACCGTGAGCATAAACACATACGCCTGAAGCGACTGCGGAACTTGACTCAAAAGGGTTACCAACGGCGTTATTGACTGCAATACCAACAGCTTTGTCGAAAGTTGTTGAGCTGTCGCCAGCGCAAGGACCAATTGAGAAGTCTCCAGCTACGGCCACAACGCTACCAGCGAGAATACCAAGCGGAGTGCTTGCATTAAGCTGTGTGTTCGCGACCTTCTGGGCATTACCGACTCTGTTGTTCTGTGTAAGACCACCACTTGTGATAGCACCAAGTGTGTTATAAGTCTGACGGTACAAAACTGCACATGCGGTGTCCTGAGTAGGGTTACTGTATGCTGCTTGTGTCATGAAGACTCACCTCCTTAAGGGTGATTAGGTTTATTGACAATTAGGCACTTTAAAAGTGTGTCCCACAGATTTCTCCGGGGTTCACTACTAAAATGCCCCTTAAATTATTTTCCAAAAACTGAACTGATATCCGGAGTATCTCCCCACAAACCTGCCAAAGGATCATTACCTGTGGAAGCTTGTTTTACAAGGCCACTAAGTTTCTTTGCGCCTGTTTTAGGAGAAGCAACTTCTTGTGCTGCTGAAACTTCTGCGCTGTCAAAAAGAATGTCAAGGAGATCTTTTGAAGCTTCTTTTTCTTCAAGTTTTTCTTCGTCTTTTTTTGCTTCAACTTCTTCTTCATCTTTTTTCTTTGAAGCTTCAACTTCCTCTTCGTCCTTTTTCTCTTCTTTTTTTGCTTCTACTTCTTCATCTTTTTCTTTATCTTTTTTAGAAGCCTCTACTTCTTCCTCGTCCTTTTTATCTTTTTTTGCAGCGTCTTTCTCTTCAATTTCTTCTTTATCTTTTTTAGCTGCATCTTTTTCTTCAACTTCTTCCTTTTTCTCTTCGTCTTTGTCCTCAGGTTCAACTTCAGCTGCAATTTTGGATGCAAGTTCAGACTGACGCTGAGTTGTTGCCATCACTGAACGTTCAGGAAGGAACATAAGATCAAGTGCCTGTTCTTCAATGATAGAAGCATCTGCACCAGGAAGCATTCTCGATGCGATAGTAAGACATTTAAGGGCCTTGTCTTCAAGAAGTCTTGCCTGCTTGACAGCTGCACGACGAGCTTCATCTTTTTCAGGAGCTGGATGACCAGTCTCGTCACGGCCTTCAGATTCCCAAGGCTTATCTTTGTTCTGATCTTCACCCCATGCGGACGGATCGCCAGTGCGATACTTTTCAGCCGGAGGATTCTTACGGTCTTGGTTCATGGTATAAGGATCAGCCTGTTTCATAATCTCAGCAACTTTTTCCTTATCCCAACTAATTCTCTGTCTCATGTGTACCCCCTATAAATTTGAATCCCCGTATGGGGAGATGATTAAAACTTACATATTAGAAGATAATTATAAACGTTACATTTATATAACAATGCCTAATCTTTATTAGGCATATTAGAAGATTATTAATATTTTACTTTTTTGCTAATTTATTGACCACATCTGAGACTTGGTCAAGCGCAAGCGCTACCAGTTGACTTTCAGGTTCAATTGCATTTGCAATGGCATCCAAGTCGGAGGCGACCTTTGCCATTTTCTCTCCCATATCTTCAGTTTCCTTAGGTTCATCCTCAGCATTTTCCATTGGCTGTTCTACGTCTGCAGGCTCATCTTGAGGGGCAACTTTTTCTACCAATTTCAACATGGGCTCTGTATGAGTTTTAATTCCTTCAAGATCAAAATTCTTAAAATCATCGTAAGCTTTGACGAGTTTATCTAAGAGTGTTGATGCCTGTTGAAATTCTGTAATAGCAGTTTTTGCATATTCAGCATCAACGCCATCTTCTTTTTGTAATTGTACGCCGAGATTTTTGATAAGTCCTTTTACAAGTGGCCAATGTCCTACAACCTGTCGAACCTGGTCCATATCTTTTGTTGGAAACTGGCTTATAGTATCAAAGAAATCTTTGAGATAATCATTGATAACGACTGTTGCTTTTTTCATTATTAATTCCATAGTGAAATCCTTATTTATTTAAAATATCAGAAACTCTATCAATAGCCAAAGCTATGAGTTTGTTTTCTGGTTCAATTTCATTTGCAATTGCATCTAATGCACATGCAGTCTTTACTCTAATTTCCCTTAACTGTGCAAAGATCTCATCATCCAATGATGAGATCTCTACAGCTAATTTTTTAGCCTCTTTTTTTAATTCTGATACTTTTTCAAAAGTATTTTTTAGAGCACTTAAATTGTGTTCTATTTCACCAATTGCATCCACACCACCACTTACTTTTTTTAAT